TGTCTGTCGGTGCATATGCTGACGAGGCCATGATGGTGGATGCCGATGGCAATCCATGTGATGATGATGATGACGATGAATCCTATTTCCAGATCACCAAAGGCGGTTTGCGTGAGGTGTCTGTCGTTATGTACCCAAACAATCCCAAAGCGGAAGTAATGAATCTTGAGTATTTCGATGGCAATGGCCAGGCGAATCCAAGAATGATCGAGAAAACTCTGCGTGATGCAGGATTTTCACGAAAAGATGCGACCACTGCATCTTCAATACTGAAGAAAATACTTGAGCAGCGTGATGCCGCCAAGCAAACTATTCAGGAAACCCCAAAGCCGAGCGAATCGGATGCGGTGGTCAACGAGGCCGATTCAATTCTTGAGGCTTTAACGCACAGAGAATTGTTGAAAGCATTATCCAAGCGTCTTTAATCAAGGAACACATCATGTCAGTCGATAAAATTCTAGAGAAAGTCGATGCCATTGAGGCATCAAATTTGGCAAAGATTGAGGAAGTAAAAACTCAAACTCTGGCCAAAGTAGAAGAAATTTCTGTTGCAACTACAGAGAAATTGGCAGCCATCGAGGCCAAAATTTCTGAAATCAACACAGCTCCATCAATCATCAAGCCAGCGAAAACCATCAAAGGTGAAGTGAATAAGATGGTGCGTGAGCAGCTCAAGCATTTTGCCAAAAAAGGCAAAATGGAAAAAGAAATTAAATTGTTTGAGTCTGATGATCAGTACCAAGCATATTTGAGGGAAAGTTCATCTTTGACAGGTGGCGGCTATAATGTCGGTGGTCGTACAGCATACGATCCAGTATTCCACACATTGCGTTTGATCAACCCCATGCGTGGTTTGTCCAGAAACGTGACTACTGAAGGTTCAACCTACCAGTTCAGAGCTAAAGTCGGCAATGCTGGTGCAACTTGGGGCTATTCCATTCAAAACAATGGTTCAGCAACAACTGAAGCGACTAACATTTGGCAATTGGTTTTGCAAGACTTGAATGTCCAATTCCCAATTCGTACAGCTGCACTCGATGACATCGATGGTTTAGAGGCCAATGTTGTTGATGATATGTTGATGGAATTCAGCCAGGTCGAGGGTCAGTCCATGATCCAAAACAATGACCAGACTGACAGTCCCAATACATATGGTGGCACTCAAGGTTTGCGTGGTTTAAATCAGTATGCAAATGCTGGTGCAAATTCCACATACACTGGCGGCACAATCACCACTGGCGCATTCGGCACATCAGGCATTTCAACCAGCAATGGTTTGAATAGTTTGGCTGTTTATGACCAGCTGACCACCAATAGCAATACAGTCGGTGCAGCCAATGTGACGTATACCGATGTGGTCAATTTCATCTACGCATTGCCACAACAATATTGGACTCCAAGCGCAAAATTCTTGGTAAACCCATTCATGTTGTCTCAAATCCGCGGATTGAAAGACTCTAATGGCACACCAATTTTCGAGCGTATGCACCCCTTGAACGATGGTCCAGGCACTGGCATCGTGGGCACAATGCTTGGATTTGATGTGGTGGTCAATAAGTATCTGGACAATCCATCACAAACAACCACAGCATCAGCTGGCACAGTGAGCAAGTTCCCAATGTATTTTGGTGACTGGCAACGTGGCCACACCATTGTCGATCGTTTGAACATGGTTTTACGCAGATACGATCAGACATTGCCAGGCTATATCACATTTTTCGGTGAGAAGCGTTTGGCTGCATCCAATGTGGATCCATTGAGCATTATTGCTTATCGTTCAACTGCTACGGCAGCAAACTAAAAGTGTAGGGGAGCATTGCTCCCCTACCTTTTTATCATTAAATTTTTTGGGATTATTTATGAGCACCAACATTATTCTTGAGGCCATCCACAAATCACTGGTTAAGCAAAAACGAGTGACTGTCAATTTGAAAGAGGCATCGGCACTCACTGGCTCAGGTAGTAATGTCGGTGGTCGTGTTATTTATGATGATGCGTTTGCATCATTGCGTTTGGCCAATCCTATTCGTGCAGCTGGCGCACGAGTGATCCAAACCATTGGATCGGATGAGGCGTTTGTTGTGAAAACTGGTAATGTGACCAATCCAACAAACCCATGGGGATATACATTCACACCCAACGTGGGAACACCCAACACAGCCACATCATTTTGGCAATTGCCAGTGAGAGTGGTTTCTGCTCAAGTCCCAGTCAGGACAGCAGTATTGAGCGACATTAATGCACTTAATGAAACCATCATTTCTGATGTTGGTTTGGAATTTTCGCAGCAAGAGGCATTGTCAATGATGCTGAACAATGACCAGTCTGGATCGACCACCACAACTTATGGCGGCACTCAGGGATTGCGTGGTTTAAATTACTACACATCAGGATCAGCAGCTGCATTTGGATCAAATGGATCGGCCATTACCAATGGAATTCACACAGTGTTGACAGTGGCATCCACCACTGGCGGTGCAATCGTTTATAACGACATTGCTGCACTCAATGCTGCATTGCCACCCCAATACTACAATATGCCATCCACTTGCTGGATGATGCACCCCAATACCATTGCTTATTTGCGTGAGCTAAAAGACTCTGGTGGTTTGCCATTATTTCTCGAGATTGGCGATAAAGACGGCTATTCAGTCGGCAATATTTTTGGCCATCGAGTGATTCCCAATCCATTCATGGATCAAATTGGATCTGGTAAGCTGCCAATCTATTTAGGAGCATGGGAATTGTTTGTCACCATTGCCGACAATGAAGAAATGTCATTCCAATGGTTTGATCAAACAACACCAGGTTCAATGGTGCTATATGCTGAAAAGCGTGTTTGCAGCACAATTCGTGATGTTTATGCTGGCGTGAGACTTTCAACTTAAAGGCTCAAAATGGCACTCGACAGCTACGTCAATGGCCCATACTTGGGAACAAGTAGGAATCCATTTTCTTATGAGAAAATCGAGCAAGTCACTCGGGATGTTTCGACCCAATGGCTGACATTGACCCAGATCACCAATCAGCTCAATTTATACAATGACACCAGCCAGGATGATTATTTGTCTGGATTAGAGGTGGCCACTAGGATGATGGTGGAAGACTTTTTGGGCATGAGCATATTTGCCACCCAATATCGAGTCTATTATGGGGCATGGAATGGCATGAGTGGCACTTCAGTGTGTTTGGATTTGCCCGAGGTTACCCAAGGCTCAACTGGCGTGACAATCAATTCTGTGGGCTATTGGACAACCACCAATCCACCGACATTTACCACATTGGCATCGACCAATTATTTCTACGATCCAACTGGCAACAAAATCATTGTGACTGGGATGCCCAGCGAGATCAATCAAGTGATTACTAATCCAATTGTGGCTTTATACACAACGGCAGCCAGCACATATGCAGCATATCCAGTGATTCAACAGGCTGGATTGATGATTTTGACGCATTTATACAATAACAGATCAGACACCACATCGACCAATTTGAAACAAATTCCGATGGGAGCTGCTGCATTGTTAAGACCATACAAACCATTGGTGCTATAAATGGCCATTGCTCGATACGAAAATATCAATGTCAACAATGTCACAGCTGGCGTGGATTCTATTGGCCAGCAGACAACGACCATTACATTGGCATTTTCGACTCGAGCATTGGTGCAAGATGTCCGTGATTCAATGATTGCATCCAAGGATGATCGAGCCTATACCAAGCAAGTCAGATTTGTTTTAAATTACACACCAAACACATTGGCGGTTTCATTGAATCAATATCAATATTCCATCAATTGGAGAAACAAAGATTATCGGGTGGCCGATGTTTTAGAGTCAAATGACCGAATGAACATCACTTTTGTCTGTTATCGCAACGATCCAGTGACATCAGTATGACCACCCAGCAAAATGTCCTTACTTATGCCCAGGCGATTCAAAATCAACTGGCTGCCACTGTTTCACCAGTGCCAGTGTATGCAAATTTCAACAGGAATTTTGCAGAG